GTACAATCCTGTGGATCAACATTGCATCTTCCATTAACGTATATTGTTTAAATAATTTACGAGCTGGTTCAATATAACTTCTACCATAAGGTAAGAAATTTAAGTTTGTTAATAAACGGAAGTGAGCCATCTCATAGTTATCAAATATAATAGAATCGGCAGTACTTTGTTGATTAGGTACATTGTAATACCCATAATCTGATGCTGCTACACCTTCAGGTGAATATCTAAATTTAACACTTAAAGGATCTTCTGTATTTTGATCAAATTGTCCTTCTAATCTTTCAATATGGAATGCAGTGTAAGGAATAACATTATATACACCAAACTTCTCAGCAATTTCTAGCTTAAGGAAAAAATCACCATATTTAGCTAAATTTCTAACCCAAGGCCATAGATTAAATTCTATATTCAAAACATCATAAAATAAGTTATATAATATTTTTTGAATATCTTCATCTGCTGATTTAATAGCTAATACTTCTCCTTGATCATTTTTAAGAGTAGATTCATCTGCTACAATATCTAAAGCTGATGCTATAATAGCATCTGTATCCATTGAATCGTATTCTGAATATAATTGGGGTCTAAGGAATTGATAATTGTATCCTGATTGCTGCCCCCATAAAGAAGTAGATGAATTTGAATAAATTCTATTAAATCTATCAACTAATGAATTTGTCTCTATATTTCCAGATTGTTGTATTTGATTAACATCAAAAACTTTAAGTTGATTATTCCCTGTATTACGAATAATAACATCTGTTGAAAATAATCTTCTTAGTCTAGAAAATAAATTTGTATTTGCCATTTTCTATTTATTTATAAATATTATAATAACCATTTAATGTTATGTGATTTACCATTATGTTTCATTGAGTATGGATTTGCTACTCTATCTTTTCCAGAATACCCTCCATTATATGAAGTTTTATCTGATTTAATACTACCTAAAGCTGCTCTAGCCATATCTAAACTCTGTTGTTGAAACTTTAATGACGTATCACGTAGGAACATACCAATCCCAAATGACATAACCAAGTCATCATTGTAGCCTGTTTGGGCTTCTGGTCTTCCGTTTCTCCAAATGAAAACTTTCATTTCTTCTAGTAGTCGTTTTGAGCGAATAACTACTGATCTGTCCCCAACAAACTCCCTAAATTTATTAATACATAAAGGTCTAGTCTTCATTGACATTGTAAATCCAGGGGTCATTTCAGAATTACCTTCATATACTCTTAAATAAGATTGAGCTGTTAATTGGTCGGATTTTGGAGATTGATATAAATTTCTATATCCTCTTTCCTGTATTGCATCTAATGTTGCCCATCCTATATTAGCATTTTCTACTACCAACATAGCATTATTAAATTCAGTAGCCAAACCTACTAAAAAATACCCAAATTCTTTAGGTGGTAATTGTCCTTTATATTCGGCTACTTGAGTATTAGTTTCAATATCAATTACATGACATGCAGAAAAATCTTTACCATCACCTCTAGCTACATCAGCTACAATCATATATTCTTTTGAATAATCTGCATATTCCCAAACCCATAAATTTCTATCAACTCCTCTTCTTTCTACTGGGTCTTGGATGGTTGTTTCATTAATAAATTCTATCCATTCACTATAAAATACTACATCTCCAGATGTACTAAAATCACAATCACATTCTTGAGCTGCTAATCTAGGATCACCTAATAAACCATCTTGAGCATCCCTCCATGTTTGGTCTCGTTCAGGGTGAACCCACCAAGGTAATTTAATAGGTAAAAATTGATTAGTTTGTTCTTCAGCATTAACCCATGTTTTATGAAACCAATTACCAGTACCATATGGTGTACTTAATACAATGGCCCCACCACCCGTAGCTAATGTTTGTTGAGCAGAGGCCCAAATCTCACCAATATTATCAATGAATGCGGCTTCATCTACAATTAGCAAAGAAACAGCTTCTGATCTACCAGCATCTGAACTTGCTGAGGTTGCTTTAATTTGAGAACCGTTTTTTAATCTTAAAGATAATTTGTTGTTTTCATCTGATTCTATCTTAAGCCAAGAAGGTAAGTTTTCATACATAAACTTAACCTTAGTAACCATATTACGAGCTGTTTCTTGTTTTGTAGCAATACAAAGAATGTTTTTATCCTTATGGAATAACATCATCCATAAAGAATAACCCGCAGATAGAGTGGAAATACCTAGCTGTCTAGATTTCAATATAATAGAGTAAGGATTATCTCTAAGTAAACGTAATGTTTTAGTTTGAAAAGGGTATAAATTAAATTGAATTCTACCTCTTTGGGGGTGTTGGATAAAACAGTATTTTTTCATGAAGTGTGCTGGGTCTTGAGCACACTTTATATACTCTTGCCTTATTATTTTTTTTAAATCAGACATTTATTTTTTACCTATTTTCCAATATGCCTTACCTGATATTACAGGGGAAAGAAGATTATTATCTACTCCTAAACCTAATCCTACACCAAATATAGTACTATTTTTGGTTTTATATAGGATCTCACCAGATATACTGTGAAGCATTTTTTGGTTTATTCCTAAACTACCACCAGCATAAAATCCCTTATCATTTATATAAATGTTATTAGTTATAGTGTTTGTAGGGATTAAAATATCTGATGTATATTTTCTTGAGTAAATTTTATTTTGGGAAATAGTATCTATTAAAGTAACAGAACCAAAAGTATCCAAAACAATTTTATCTACATAAACATTTTTAGCAAAATATTCTTTTAATATATTTGCAGTATCAACTTCTACATTTACTAGAACAGAATCTACTTTGTATACAGTTTCATATTTAGTAATAACTTTATCAACTAATTTGGGAACATATTCTAATGATTGAATTGTTATTGTATCCCATTTAGTTTCTATTTTAGTTATAATTGTGGGTTCTACTGGCGTAGAATTTCTATAGTACCACCCCTGTAATAGAAGCAGTACTATAAGAATTATAATGAGTATGGGTTGTATTTTTTTAAAGAAGTCCTTCAAGTTCTTTCTTAATTTTAGTTAATTCTTTAAGACGTTTAGTCAGTTTTTCTTTTTCTTCACCTTCTGCTTCTTTCCATTTTTTAACTACAGACTTCATTTCTTTAGAAGTTTGTTGTAATTTAGAAGCTAGTTTAGAAACAGAATCTGCTTTTTTCAATTCAGCATCTGATGGCTCCGAATCCTCATCTTCGTTAAGATCAGCCATTAATTCTTTAGTCTTTTCTAATTCTACATTAAGGTCTTGTTGAGCCTTAATATCTTCAGGAGTGGCTTCAGATAAAATTTCTATAATCTCGTTTTTGATATACTCTTTAAGTTCTGATTTTTTCATTTGAATTGAATATTTTTGTTATAAATATTATGAAAAAAGTGCCTCTTTAATTTGTTCAATACGTTCCTCAGTAGTCCCCTGAATTGTATAAAAGTCTTTAATAAGATCTCTATATTCAATTAAATTATTAGCTATTAAATTATCTATAGTAGCTCTATATTTTAAATTAGTTTCACGAATGCCATTATCTTCCATTTCCATTCCATGAGGTGGAATGTAGAAAATAACATCATATTCTTTAATTAATCTACTAGCATAATTAATAAATGCTTCTTTATCTTCATCATTCATTGATTTAGATGCTTCAGAAAAAGCCATAACATCAATAACTGTTCTATCAGTTATAACATTAGGTTGAATTAATTCACTAGCACGTTCAGCTAAAAATACGGATTGTCCTAATGTTGTTGAATCTGTATTTAGTGGAATACCTAAATCACTTAAATACTTTGAACGTTCAGTTCTAAATGTGTAATCTTTAAATTCAGGCAATTCTTTAAGAGCGTTTACTAATGTTGTTTTTCCTACGCTCATTGTTCCGCAAAGTCCTATTTTCATAATATTATTTTATTTCCAAAAATACATCCAACTTTGATGGTATCCAAAGTGAATATGACTATTTTTGTATCCTTTAGATTTAATATTTTCAACAAATTCAAGTCTTTTATTTGACCTTTGTTCATCTGTTTCATTTACATCTTCATGATATTCAATAAAAAGAGCTTCAATTTTATCATATACTTCTTTAGGAATAGTAGGTAAAACTGAAACTTCATGTCCTTCTATATCTACCTTCATAAAATCTATATGATTTATATGGTTTACATATAAAAAATCTTCTAATGTAGTACAAGGACGGGGTACATTATCCCACCAATCAGGCCATTTGGGAATATCAATTACCCCATTTTTATCT